AATCCTTCTAGTACCCACTTGTGTGTCTTGCTACCATCAAGTGTCCCAGTAAAACCAAAACGGTACTTGGCATTGTGGAGTTTAGTCATAATTCCAGTGAGTGACTTGGACTTAAATAGGTGTGCTTCATCACCGATAACACAGTCAATGTCATCAAAGTATCTCTTTGGGAATTTGTAGATTGATTGCCAGGTGGAAATAATGATTGGTTTATCAGTATTCTTATCTTTGCCCGAATATATCTTATGCACATGGTCGTCCGCATTCCACCCATAATCATTAAAGTCATTGACCATCTGTTCTACCAGGGACGTAGTAGGGACGATGATCAGCGTCTTCTTGTTGGTAGCAGTATAGTATCTGACGAGGGAATAGATCATCAGAGACTTCCCACTTCCCGTAGGCGAAAGTAAAAGTTTTCTGTTATATTTAATAGCTTCGTAGACTGCGCGATATTGGTAGTCACGAGGTTTGATTTCTGGTCGGACAATTTTGTCCATAAAAGTTTTTATACCAGCAGGAGACACGAATTTATTGTCGTCAGATACATCTCCGTACCAGTCATTCTTTTCATATTCAATTGTATACTGTCTCTCATCCGCCCACACCTGTAGGTGTTTCATGAGACCATGATACAACTCACCTGTACCAGGGGAGTACAGGCGAATAGTTCCGTCCCAGTATTTGTATCTGGGATTCTTTTTTAAGAACTTAGCTTCAGGAACCTCAAAGGTAAAGTAGTCCGCCAACTCATGATGGACATGTGGTTCCTTAGAATTAATAGTAATGTAGACTTCGTTCTTCTTTCTAATACTCAGGGTGGTCATCATTGTCCATTTACAAATTTCTCCCACTCAATGGCACTCTTGATCTGAAAACCTCTATTAGAGATTTGCTTCATAACCTGATCCAGCCAGTAGAGCATCTGGTCCAGGTATTTAATCTTTGCTTCTAGGTTGATGATTTCTTCATCAGACTCTAGATAAACTTTCATCTTTTCAGATGTCTTGATTGAAGATCCAAATGGTTTAGCGGCGTATGTCTTAGCGTCTGCCTCGCCAGAGTAATACTCACGCTTATCTCTAACCATTTTGCGGATCTCAAACTCCAGCGAAGTTTTGATCTGCTGAATGTCAGTGTAATGGTTTAAGTATTTATTATGCTGAAAAGGGATGTCTAACGCGAGTTGTCCCAGATCTGTGCTATACTGTTTATTCTTGAATTGAAAATCAACTGCGCTATCTTCCGCCCAATCTGTTCTCAAGTTGTCAAATTTATTACGAAGAGAGTCAAAGTTCATAAACGTTTCATGTTTTTATCACGGATGGAGAACTGCTGGTGTTTGAATGTCACCTCTGCAGTTAGATACTCCACATCACTTATTGTAGCATCAAATTGCAAGTTGCTCAAGGACACAGGGAATAAGTCTACAAAGTCAATAACAAATGCTGGATTGTAAGCACTCGTAACAATATGCAATTGACCATTGGTATAGATGTCCTCCTCTGGTGTAGTGCGTTTCATCTCGTCAGCATTTCCATTGTCACGAATCCATTTGTAAATGGCATTATAATTCATTAGATCTTCGTCAACAATAAAACGCACAACAAAATCCCCGAACGTTACACCGCCTCCAGGAATGATAGGCAAGTTTCTAAAACGACTTGCTACTTCAATGGTTGGCATTGCAACGTCGGGGACATTTGCTGATTGACAAAAGAAATCTACTCCTTCAAACTTTTCTAGTTTAAGGAGATAACCAATAGGGTTTAAGAAGTTCCTATTACTAGGTTGCTCCTTGTACCATTCAGCAGACATGTCAACTTCCCAAGCTACTTAGTATTTATGGGTTGTCTGGATCTAGTCCTAATTCAATTAAATACTCTCTCCACCACAGTGGATCTTTTTTCTGTTTCCACTGTGGAACAGGCAATCCTTTTTCCGAGTAATACTCTTCTAGAGCAGCATCAATTTTCTCAGAAATTTCCAATCGCCTAATCCTCTTTTGTAGAACGTCCATTTGCATTGATGATTTCTTCCAGTTGTTTCCGAATATCCGCAGAACGTTTTTTATCACGCTCCGTATGCTTATACCCATATTTACCATGGAAAATAGCGTGACCTTGGCAAATCATTGTTATGCCAAAAACAAATAGTAATACCGTCCCAATCAGTTCTAGAGTGTGATCTTGAGCCATGGTAGTAACGGTGGAATTACTCCAATGAGTCTAAGCAGACCCTCAGCAAAAAGTGCAAGAACAACCCAGCCAACACACATACTGATAATTCCAGCATTACGATTATGCTTTCGTATGGCATCATCAATCATCTCCTGTACTTCTTCTTTTGTTACTCTATGGGGAGTTTCAATTTTTTCTCCTCTCCATATCCAGTCTTTAGGAGGCATCTTCGTTCTCCCAAAAATCTGCCCAGTCAGCGGGAGAATCTGTAACGTCTTCCCATCCTGGTTCGTATAATGGACACGGTTCTTCCATCATAGTTTCTATTTTCATTTTTGATACCCTCTTGTAAAGTAGTTGGTAGTCTTTATCGTATGGATATTCTTTACCAGTCATCCTCTTCTTCTTCGTCGTCGTAGAACTCATAAGGTCCATGTTGCATACGCCTCAACCTTTCGGTCTCGGAACGGAATGATGCCGTCTCTGTTAACCACAGAGCTAGTTTCATAACAATGAAGATCACCACAAGGGGTGATAGGCACAGTAGTAAAACTAGAGATGACTGATTCATACCGTATACTCATTCAACATGTCTAAGATTCGGTTGAGCATGTGATGGGCACCGTCGTGCCAGTCCCCATTTTTATCCTGGTGATTACCATTATAGAGTTCGTTTTTCATTTTAACGATTCTAGGAACCATGTCAACCTTGGATACAATACCTCTGGGCATATGAAATGTAATAAGGTGTACTTCTATTTAAGCACAAAAAAAGGGGTCCGTGTGGACCCCTGTGTGGATATCGTAACAGTATCAGGTGAGGTTAGCAACTCTAACTCTTCTGTAATACTGGTTGCGGTTCGCAGTAAGTGCCTCAGCATCAGGTGTGCCGTTGCTCTGTACAACGAATGGGTTAGCGACCATACCGTAGCGAGTCTTGAAGCCAATCTTAGGCTGGAAGGTGCTAGGGTCAATGCTTCTGAGCATTTGGAGAGGTACATATGGGCAGTAGAAGAGTCCACTGTCATAAGGGGAAGAACCCTTGTAACCTGCAACGTAGTAGTGGGTGTTAGAAACGTTAGCGGAATAAGGATCAACGAAGACCTTGATTCTACCGTTCATTGTACCAACTAGGAGGTTACCAGTGTCATCAACTTCACCGATGGAAGGACCACCAGCGCCAGTTAGACCGCTGCTGTAGTCTAGGGTGCCAGACATAGCGAGTGCGGAAGCAACATCAGCAGAAGTGATGATGAAGTTGCCCTTTCCTCTACGAGTTTGCTGTGCGATAGCGTTGCAATCTCTTTCAATCTGGAACATAAGTCCCTTGAATTTCTCAACAGACCATCTGCCGTTGCTGTCAACGTCAAGGTCAAATACGCCAGCGTTAGCAACGTTGTTCTGTGCGCCAGACTTAGCGACAGTGTAAACGGTACGAACAACTTCACGGTTGATTTCAGCAAGGATCTCGCTAGAAAGAAGGTTAGCAAGTTCCTGCTCTGCATCTAGACCATGGATCGCCTTGAGGTCTTGAGCAAGTTCCAAGGTGTACTCTGCCTTGAGTGCTCTAGTCTTCGCAGTGACCGAGGTCTTCTCGATGCTGAAGCTCATTTCGTTGAATAGGGTAGAACCCGATCCTAGTGCTTCTGCATCTTCTCTTGCAATGTTACCAGCAGCACGCTCGTAGTTAGCAGCGGTTACGCCACCACCAGTTGCGTCGTTAAGGAGACCTGGGTTAGCATCAGTTGCGCCACCATCGCCAAGAGGAGATACTGGATCGTTGTATGCTGCAGGACCCTGGGTGTTGCCAGAGAAGTTGGTGTCAGGCTCATTGTAGAGTGCTTCGTTACCAGCACGGAGACCAGCACCATTTTGCTGATAGTGCGACTTCATCGCAAAGATTAGTCCAGTAGGACCGCTCATTGGTTGAACGCCACAGATGTCGTATGCAACCAAGTTAGGCATTGCACGACGGATGAGGCTGATCATTACTGGATCAAATCCAGCAAGTCCACCAGTTTTGGTATCTAGACCGCTACCAGAGAGTGCGTTAGTACCGATTGCACCAACAGTGTTGGATGCTTCGTTGATCATACCACGCTCTTCGCGTAGCTGAGATTCTGTGTTTTCCAACAGAACAGCGGTAACAGCCTTTCTATAATTGTCTTTGATAGCGCCAGCGCCTTCATGACCTAGAACAGGTGACCACTTTTCTGTTAGAGCTTTAGAGTTAAACATTTTGCTCCTTTGAAAAAATTGGTTGGTTATTATCAGTTAGACCAGCGGTTGAGAGCGTTGAGGTATTGTGCCATTGCTGGTGTTACCTCTGCGTTCTCTCCTTCTACTGGAGTTTCGTCTGCAACATCACTCTGAGTTACAGTTGCTTCCTTGAAGTAGGACTCTTTGATAGTCTTGACTTTCTTAGAGAACTCTTCTTCGGTAGTAAACTCAACGCCCTCAGCGAGTGCAGCGAGTTTGTCTTTCTGAGTATCTGCAAGTCCTTCCGAAACAGTGTTCAGAATGTTGAGTTTAGCAGTCTCATTTAGACGGGATTGTAATTTCACATTTGCTTTGACCTGTTCGTCAAGGCGCTCTTCCATTTCACGAATCGATTCGGCCATACCTTCTACCACATCGACTTTCTCGTCTGGGATAGAAATGTAGTGCTCTTCAAAGAGACCCTTAAGACCTGCAATGAAGTCTTCGGTGATCTCATTTCTAATGCCACGGTCCACAGCAACTTGGTTTTGCTCCATCCATGTACCGATAGCGTAGTTCACAGTGCCATTAACTTCCTCGGAAAGTTCTGCCTTAGCAGTTTCAACTTGCTTTTCCAATTCAGTGGCAAAGTGCTCTACAAGCTTGTCATACTCTTCAGAGATTTTCGCTTTAACTGCAGACTCGAAAATAGTCTTTGCTTTCTCAGCGAATTCTTCAGAGAGTTCAGTGCCCTCTACGAGAGCAGCAACATCAGCGGAAACATCAAGATCTTCCATTGATGGTTTGATTGGATAGGTAACTGCGCTACCCATCTTAGTGCCGTATGCTACTTCAGCACCTACGGAAGGTTGAGGATCAGGGGAGTCACCAGCACGTTGTTGAGGATCTCCAGAAACTTGGGAGATAGGTGCTGCTGCTTTAGCTCCAGGGTTCTCTTCACCATCGTCATCATGCTCGTTAGGAGCGGTGGATGTTCCACCAAGATCCGCTGGAGCAGATTGACCATAAGCGGCAGAAGGTTCTACCTTAGGAGCAGGATCCTTTCCGCTTGCAGAACTAGTCTGTGCGTCAGAAACCTCAGAAGGTTCACTACCAGTGCCAGGAATAACGTTTGCAGAAACGGTTGGCATAGGATCGCCAGCTTCTACAATCACCTTTTGCTCGGTAACGAACTCCTCAAATTTTTCGTTTAGCATATCTGACATTTGAGTTTACCTCGTGTTTTCCGTATAATTAATCTAAGTTTATTTATAAATCAGAGTTTTCCGAGGAAATCCTCAAAGACTTTGAGGGTTCTCTCTTCCAACTCACGGCGCGAACCGTTGTCAATATAACGTTGGTATTTAGCAACTTCGCGCTCTTTTAAAATACCGTTTTGCCATACCCACTCTTTACCTTCCATGATGCCATTGACGAATGCATCGGGTGCAGAAGGATCTGCTACAATATCTGCAGCAGTGGTGAGCATGAAGTCGTCCGCAACAACGTTGCAGTCTTCTTTCCTTTCGATGCTTCCCATACCACGGGAGGAAACACCTAACTGAACTCCTTCGCCAAGTAAGTTCTTAGCGATGTTACCCATTGGCGTATCTAGGATCTGTGCCTTACCAATGAAGTTATTACCCTCAGCGCGGAGACTTGTAATCCTATGTGATACTCTATCAAGATTGATAGTAGGTCCATCAGGATGACCGAGTTCACCTAGAGCACGCTTTGATTTTACATATTCTTCGTTGTATCTCTCAACCTCACGGTTAAGGACACCAAAAGGATACATACGACCATTGCGGTTCTTTAGTTCTGATTGTAAGAACACTCCCTCAATGTAAAGGAGTTTCTTTCCGTCTTTCTCTTCAGTAAGAAGTTTAACGTCTTCAATCGTTTCCGTTATCAGTTTCATCGGTTACTTCCGTTTCT